TGGTATTTTTGATAATATTTTAATATTTCTTTAATAATCCATTTATGCGCTTGATTTGAAAAGTATTCATCTGATAGTATATCGTGTATACTAATTAAAAATTTTTTATCTGTTAATAAGCATGAGATTACCTTTATTTGAAAAAAGTTTCCATACTTATCTAAAGTATTTAATGCTGCCATAACTATTTTTTTATTTAAATGTAAAAATTAAATTTTATATTTCCAAATATAACCATAAATAGATTTTCTACTCCCGTTACATACTTCTGTGATTCCTGCTCCTTGTGTTTTTCCTAAAAATCTAGCAGCTTCTAAAACACACTCCCATTCTTTAATAAATTCTCCATTCATATTATACTGTATAACTTTTTTTCTCCTATTTGTATTCCCTTTTAAACTTTCACTTATTTTTTCTTTAAATTCTTTTGATTTTTTTGTATTTTTAAGAGATTGGCTAATTTTTTGCCTCCAGGCATCTGTATACATAGGGTGTCCTTTTCTATTTTCGGACATTTTTATCCTTTGCTCTTCAGTTGGTTTCCACCCTTTTTTATTTTCAGACATTTTTATTCTTTCTTCTTTAGTATGTTTTCTTCCTTTATTAGATTCACTAATTTTTAATTTAGATTTAAAAGTATGATAATGTCCTTTAATTTTTCCTTTATTAGCTTGACTTATTTTTTGTTTAGTTTCATTTGAATGTTTTTTTCCTTTATTGGCTTGGCTTATTTTATTTTTTATATATTGTTTTTTATCATCGCTAGCTTTACTATACCAATTTTTAACGTTTTCTCTTACATTATAAAAATTATTATCATGTAAAGCATTGTGATAATTTATCCAATAATTTTCTCTTTCTTCAAGAATATCATTATTTTGGCAAAATTCTAATATTTCTTTTTTAAAATTTTGTTTGCCATATTTTTTAATATCTTCTAAAAGTAATACCCCCGAGCCCAGATAATTAGGATTATTTTTTACATCTTTTCCTATATATTTTTTATTATTAACTAGATTTGTTGTTAGATATACTACCATAATATTTTTTATTATAAATATTATGTAAATTATTAAAGGTCATAACTATTTTTATTTATAACTTGCTAAATTTGTGAAGCAATTTCTTAACCAAAAATCTACATTTCTGATTATATGCCCAAGTCCGTCTTCATTATAAAGTTCTAAAAATTCTTCGGGATGAAATTCGGGTGTGGGACTTTCAATAGCATTTTGAATGTTGATTTTATCTTTATCATCTAACAATGGGTTAGATAAATCCATAATTTTATAATTTTGTTCCAATCTATTTCTTTCTAAGACTATTCTAGCATATACGTCGTGTTGCTTATATTTTGATTCTGCTATTTCAAAAATATTTTCTAATGTAAGTACTTGATTAGCTAATTCAGGAAACTTTTTTAATAATCCTTTCTCACCTAATCCTTTTACACCAGGCACTTTATCAGATGCATCACCTAAAAGTACTTTACGTAATATAAAATTTTTAGGCATTAATCCAAATTTTTCTTTTACTTGATGATGTGAAAATATTTCTTTTTCTACGGGACGATACACATCAACTTTTGGATTGACAAGCTGTAAAAAATCTTTATCAGAAGAAACTATTGTTATTTTAGTATCATACTTTTCAGGCATATGTCTTGACATATAAGCTATAATGTCATCTGCTTCTGCTTTAGGTATTGATAATAATTTAATTGGCAAACATTGCAAATAATGTATTAATCTCGATATTTGCCCAACTTTAGCATCATTTTCATCATCAACATCATCAAATACTTCCCAGTGTGTAATTCGCGTTAAATTTCGACCAGATTTGTATTCGGGAAGCAGGTTTCTTCTATTTGTAGAAGAACCTGCTCCGTCGAATACTATATAAACAGAAGATGGTTTTGTCAGATCAATCAAATATCCTAAAGAACGTATAAAACCCCCCATTCCGCCAACATGCACTCCTTCAGCATTTGTAAAGCGCATTGTTGTAAAATTTCTAAAAAATAGATTTAGTGCATCTATTAATAAGACATGGTTATGTTTCGAGGAAAATTTATCCTCCTCCTCAATTACATTATCGAGGAGTTTTAGTAGTTCTTTATTCATATTTAATCTGGTTCTTGAGAGAATATATTGGTTGCTTCGAATGTATCTTCTTCTTCGAAGATATCAAAATCTACTCCACCAAGTATTACACTCCACTCTGCGGCGTGTGCATCTTTGTATGATTTGATTTCTTTATCAGAATCATTAATAAAACCATGAGGTGTCATAATAATTTTACCTCTTGATTGAACACCATTAATGTGATTTTTATCAATCTGAATGTTTGTGCGTTTAGCAAATTCAACTTGTTTGCCATCCTTAATAGCTTTAATTTTGCTAGTTCCAGCATTGGCTACATTTCCAAATGTAATAACAAATGTTGCATCAAACCACATTGCAAATCCACCTTTATTCATAAGTTTAGGTTGTCCCATAGGAACTTCAGCCTTGGCTGTCCAAACTTTATTAACACATACTAATGTGTTTGTATAAGGTGATGATTCTTTGCGTGATAAAGTGATTTTTTGGTGTACATTATTACCAAATTGGGTTGACATTGCGCCTGCATTCCATTCATTATTGTTTTTATTAGATTTAATCGAAAGTTCACATGGCACAGAACCGATTGAATCCCATAAAAATAACAAATCATACGGAAGATTGCCTTTCTTCTGTTCGTCTAATAAATCTAATATAAATGCTGCTACATCTTCAATTGTGTGAAGATTTTCTCTATCAACATATAAAAAATTACCTTCATAATCTAACAACTCACCTGTTGTTTCATCTACAATACGTTCAACCTGTAATCCCATTTGAGTTGCATGCTCCCAATTCCATTTCATCTCAGTAATAATAAAGACAGGCAATACACCTACTTTTTGAGCAGATACTGCAGCTTCAATCATTGCTGTTGTTTTACCAGTATCCGAGTGACCACGTAGTAAAACTATGTGGCCCATCGGAATACCTGGTACTGATGTTGTTTCTTGGAAAGCAGGGCTCAAAGGAATCCATTTTTGGTCTTTAAACTTAACACTTGAGTTAAGCATTTTCTTAGATTTGAATTTATTTAAATCAAATCCTGATCTAAGTTCAGCTGATACAGCTGCTGTTAGTGATTCACTTTTTTTACGAGCCATAGTTGCTTTCTAATTTAAAATGGAAGATCGTCGGAATTACTTTCAGTATCTTCATCAAACAAGCTATCAAATTTTTCTGCTTTATTTGCTTTTGGAGCATTTTTAGTAGCATAGTTTGTAGCTGGTTTTTCGGGAGCAGGTGCTTCTTCACTTTCTGCTTCTGGGGTTAACCAAGTCTGAAGAGCAGTCTTCATTTCATCAAATGAATACTTTCTAAAGGATTCCATTGGGTTAGGTTGGTTTTCCAAAGCATTTCTTACATACGATTTATCCTCAGAAACCGGAGTTTCTTTAGTACGGGGCATAATGCTTGTTTTGTTGTATGGTGTACCTGTAACTTCAGGCCCAACAGTTGTCAAGATAATGTCTCTGCCACTAGCAACATCAGTAAAATCACCTACATCTTCGTTATCAGCTAGATTCAAGAAATCCATATAGGTTTCTTTACCAAATTGCCACAAACGAACACCTTGGTCTTCTTCACCACGAACAATAACCGGAGCAAAAATACGAACTTTCGGGTCCAATTTGCGAGCCAATCTCCAATTTTCCTTATCGCTAGTTTTGCGAAGCTCTTTAGCAAACTCAGCAATTGGATCTCGTTCTCCCCAGTTTGTGGGTGACAACATTGTATTATTACCAATTCCGTAGTAAAAATACAATTCGGTAAACGGGTTTTTCTTATTGTACTTATTAGGTACAACACGAATTGTTTGTTTACCAACAGAAGGTTTCCAAAACACCTTCTTTTTCTCATCTGATTTCTCAGCTGATTTTGATTGCATTTCTTGCAATCGACGTTTCATTTCGTTAATATCCATAACTTTAAAATTTTTGGTTAATAATTAAATATAATAACTAATCTTGATTTTTCCAAGTTAAAATTAAAAATTCCCTAAAGGATTTCCTACTAATACTTTTGTAAATGTCCTTCCCTCAATATTTCTAGTGTAACTCCCGTCTTCATTAAATTTTACATCTTTTTTATTAATGACTTTTTTTACAATATTTTTATCATTAATAAAATCTACACCAATCTTTTGTACTAAATCTTTATCAAATTCAGCATAAAAACCTCCTGTATCCAACAATTCTTTTAATTTACTTACTGGATTATCTCGTTTTAGGCATAAATTATAAACATCTTCAATAATTGTTTTATTACCATATTTTGTTTTTTTCATAATAGTATTTTTGATATTCTTTTAATTTCATATCATCACAATTAGATTTTAATAATCGTTTTGTGTATAGTTTGATATAATTATCTTTCCAATAATTTTTATTATATTCTCTTCTTTGTTCAATATTTTTATAATAATATTCTAATGCTCTCATTTTATTTAATTCTTTTCTTTCTTCTTTATATTTTTCATAATATGACATATATTATATAAGATTATAAAATTAAATTATTATTATTATATTAGTAACTATTATTTAATTATTACTAT